GGCTATTATAAAATAAGCGCACAATGTCCCAGAAGCGAATCCAGTAAAAAAACCTACGACTAAATACACCAGATTCTCTGCAATTTCATCTGGGCTTGATTTAATTTTTTCTCTTTCCATCTTTTCCTCCTTCTTATCTGATTGTTATTCATCTTCTTTTATTTCTTCGTCGTGTTCTTCTCTTTTATGCTGTTCTTCTGTTTGCGATCGATAACATTCAAGAGCGTTGTAGTAGTCTTCTCTCATTTTCCCACCTTCTCTATTTCTGTGGCTTCGGCAATTAAATTATTAATACCAACTCTTGTGTTTCTCGTGTATTGTTTCGTTTCCGTCGTAGTCATTAATTTCCCATTCTTTCCTCCTTTTTTAGTTTCCTTTCATTTCATTTAATTATAAGGGAGTTCAAATTTCCCATCTATGATACGGCTATATTGTTTGTCTGTCCAGCCATGCGCTTGAAGTGTTTTTTGAAATTGGTCTAAATCTTTAATTCTTTCTTTTCTGATTCCCCGCTCGTTTAATAATTTACCTACAACTTTGACTGTGGCAGGATTCAATAAAGGTTCGCCATCAGCGCCATATCCTTTTATTCTGCCGGTAACTCTATACCCATATTTATACCCTGCAACCGAATATCCAATATGCTCGGAAACCGATATGCCGTTTTCAGTCCGTGAATCTCTGTGGTCACTTGACTTTCTTAGTTTGGCCGTTTTTGCAAGTTTTATTTCATCAGAGTTTGAAGTGAATCGCCAGAAGGTATCCGGTTCGCCAAATAACTCTTTCTGCTTATCTCCAAAAAATTGCCACACCTTGTCTCGTATTTTCTGCCGACCAACTAATTTACCAACTATATTAACTTTACCGCCTTGACCGATTTCAATGTCATCGTTGTACGGTTTTAATTCATTGCTGCGCGTTATGATCGGTTCTCCACTGTCTTTGGTCACGGTTTGAATTTTCATTTTTTTTATCCTCCTTTATCCTTTCTTTAACTACAATATAGTTTAAGTATTTAAAAAAGTCAAGGAAAATCTTTAAATATTTAAAAATATTTTCACCAATGATATTAAGGACTTAAGCAAATTGAAATATCTGATAAAGCCAGCAATTTTAAACCATCAGATAACCCGTTGAAATCAAAAGGAATTAATCAATCGAATCACCCATTAAAAATAGTGAATTAATATAAAGATAAGCCTTCATCCGAGATCGCCTGTTAGAGAGCGTATTAAACAAGCCAAAAAATAGAAGGCGTGGGAGAAAGGAGCACTCCCACGCCCAAGGAGCCAAGTAAAGAAGAGAAAAGAAAACTTGGCTACTATTTCTCCTCCTATCCATATTATGCTTCATCAAATTTATCATTTACAAAATGTTTATGGTATGCTGTCCAGCCACCTAAACACACGCCCCACCACATTGGATATCTTATTCTCATTTTCTTTTTTCTAACAACCATAGCTTCAAAGAAAAGATTATTTGCTTCAGAATATGAAATCGCACGTTTACTTTTAATCCTGCCATTTTTTGAATAAATAATTACTTTACTATCTTTTCGGAAGGCATAGTCATGGAGAACTGCTTCTCTGTGCGCCCGACCTCCCCAGAACAGATAAATAATTGGAATACGAGGAACACTGGCTAGGTCTGTATAAAAGTTTTTTGGAACTCTTATTCGTCCACCCAATAATTCGCTTTCATAAATTAACGGACTTTTTAAAATCCACAGCCTATCATTATTAGGATGTGTTACTAAATTAAGTTTTGTTAAAAATTTACTTTTGATTGCTTTCATTTTACACCCCTTAATATACCCAACATACTTTTGGCGGCAAACCTTCTACTTCCATATTATCTACATGGATAAATCTTTCATGTATACCTATTCTGGTAAATCCAGCACTGATTAAACCCTTTAATATTTTAAAGCGTGTTTGACTATCTATTGCCTTAATATCCACTGCCCTCCCTTCAACATGATTTTTGCTCGATGAGCCTACTGCTTTATTATGTGTCTCGCAGCGGCAGCCAGAATTAATTATATAGGACACATCTGATATTTCTCTTGCGGAAATTAATTTAGCTAAAAAGTCAGGCTTCATCTCATTAAACCCACATCCACACTTACACGCAAATTCTGATGGAATAATAAAATACTTCATTTTGCCTAACCTCATTTAAAAAAAATGAACTACTAAAAGAACTATTGTAGTGATAATTCCAGCCCACACACTCCCGGCAACCGCCCCTGCAAAAGAAGCTCTTGTTTTAAGCACAGCAATATCAATTATCAATTGATTAATAGATTTAGTAGTTTTACTCTGTGCTTCTTCTAGTCGTTCAAGATCACCAAGTACTTTATGAGCCCATTCTCCCCATCCATTTGGTCTTTTGATGCTCTTATCAGCCATGTCAATCTCCTTTCTTATTTTGTCTGTGTCATTTCATAAAAAACATTGGCCAAGCGTTGTTGTTTGTAGCTCCTTCTGTGTAATCAACTTCAGCCCAATGCTGGAAAGATTTAACATAGCTCGAATCCAGCCCGCTAGAATACCCATACAGTGAATCTCCCGCTATTAAATCATCAATGACATCCCAGTTGCTTCCCCACGCTTCATCGTTTGCCGGATTGACTGACATTTCCCAACTTTGTAAAGTAGTGGAACTTGTAGGATCAATTACACTTCCATAATATATTGTTGCACCTATCTTAATGGCAAATTTACATCTACCACCGGTATTAGCTCCATAATCTACTCGTTTATAATACCCCTTCAAGGTTATTTTGTTGATTGTTCCCGACTCAATTGTGTGATTAGGATAACCAAATAAGCCATACGAATATCCAGTAAAATAAGCGTAATCCCCGAGGTTATAATCGGCTTCGTTTTTAGTTACTTCATCGACATTTACATAAGATCCCGCACCCCCAGATTGGTTTAAATAATTGGCTTGGATATCGCTATCACTGCTTGGTCTAAGTATTAAAACCGACATGATACTCTCCAATTCAAATCAAAGGCGGGAGTTTTTCTTTTTGCTTCGTCCTCGAAAAATCCATGACCTGCGGGACAGACCACTCTGGTCTGCCCACCAACTGTTTCCGACTCATTATTTCTTCTGCCCTTCCATACTATTTTGTAAATCATATCAGAAGGGATTTTTAGTTTCTGGAAAAAACAGGCAAATTCATCCCCATATTTTACACGGCAAGGGGCAACAGCAAGGTGTGGGCATCCATCACAAAAACCGTCAAGCGGATTGGCTTCCTTATAGGCTTCAAAAGTTTTAGCACTTTCATAGTCCATAAATTCCCCAATAGATTTAAAGCCCAATTTCAGTAATGCTTCAGCGGCTTTGATGATAGACTGATTTTCTTTATCTTGTAGCGTCTTAATTTCTTCTCGCAATTCTATGTTCCTAGCGTCTGTGTAATCTTTAATTGCTTTGAGTTCGTCATTCTTAGCAGTAAGCACAACAGGATCAGGACTTTCGATAGAATCAATAATTTTTCTACCCTTAATCACTTTTTTAATATCTTCTTTAGTCATTTACGCCTCCGAATCCGAATAAACACAACTCCATTTTGTTCTATAAAGAAATAATACTGTAAGTTCCTTATCCTGAACTGTTGTAGTTGGTAGTGACTCAATATATGCCTCAAACGAATCACCCCAAGTAATTGCTCTGGCTGTGCCATTATCTTTTATTCTATAAAGTAGCATATCTGCACCTGCTACCGGAGTTCCGCTTATGTTAGTGGACATATTAGTAATAGCAGTCGCGAGTACAAGAATCGTTGCTATGTCTGCGTTGTCTGTATTCAGAGTAGGCGTGGCATGAGAAGTAACCTCAACTGTTCTTTTGGTAACTCGTTTATTCGTGAGTGTTTGTGTTTTTGTCGGCGTGGTTATTGTGCTGTCAGCGATAGCTTTCGCAGTAGCAAACTTAACGTCATTTGTGCCGGTGTTTATTTCTGCGCCAGTGGCTTTAGCGTTTGCGGTTGCACCATCGGCAACGTTAATCAAAGTTCTGATTTGAGTTACAGACAGGTCATCTATATCACCGGCTGTGATTCGTCCAACTAAAGTCTGCTCTGCCACTGTTACAGCAACCGGTGTGTCGTCGGACACAGCCGCAAGAATTGATTGAACGTCAAATAAAGAATTTGCAACATAAGTATCGTCAAGAAATTCCTTGCTGACAGGAATCTCCCATTGCGAATCTTCGTCCCCTTGATAATAAAGATAACAGGTTGTGTTTTGACTTCCACCATCGGTATTGAAATAAACCTTGCCGACCAATCTGGAATTTTCAGAAGGTGTATAAGTTTCTGCAAGGGTGCAAAAAACTCTGAACCTTGCCTTATCTGCTACGAGGTCGCCTAGATTAGAAGTCGCAATCAAGACTTCAGAAGTATCAGATTTCCGCTCATAGAACTTCCAAAATATCCGGACATCTCTATTCCCAGCTGTCTTTGCAGCAAAAACATTCAGGTCATAAACCCCAGCCTCCAAAGAAGTCCATTCTTGTCCAGCCGGTGAAATCCATTCTTCTATTAATGTATCAGTCTCGGCATTAGCGGAAGCGTTGACTGAAGCCGTTTCTAAGGCACTTGCTGACATTGAACATTGTTTGTAAGCTCCTACTGTCCCATCTGCAGCATCAAGCATATAATACCTTGCACCTATTCGAGGTAAAGCACTGTCGACATATTCTTTATCAACTAATTGATGTTGACCAGAGAAAGCCGCATGACCGTCCTCGTATAAAGGAAAGCCATTGATTATAGTTTGCGGAGTAGTTTGGTCAAGAGCTAGAAAAGATTCCATATCAAGATTAGTTTGGAGGATAGTATATTCATCTCCAACAACAGCTTGGCTACCGCCTTCTGAATCAGCAAGACATAAAATGGTTTGGCCAATTTCTACTTCCATGCCACTAGCTCCGCCAATTATACCTGCCACAGAAACAACCCAGCAATCTCCCTTGCTCGCAGATGGATAATCAGGACTTTCAGCACAATCTATTACATCTACCAGATCCATTGCAGCAGTGATACCAAGAGTTGCAAGAAAAGCAGAAGCGCTGGTAGCATCTACAAGACCTCTAAAAAACGCCGACCAATTTGTATCTAAAGAAAATAATTGAGTCCATGTAGTGTTAGTCGAATCTCTTTGCTTCATTATTCCGTTAGTCCAATCAGCCCATAATTGATTAGCATACATCGTAGCTGGAGAAGAGCTTCCAGCACTACAAGAAGCAAGAGCTTGAAAAGCCGCGTTCAATTGCGCACGAACAGTCAAACCTGTGTTCGCATCCGCTGTAGTTATTTCAAAATCATGTTGTGGCATATTCCCTCCTTAATCAGTTACTATTGTTGCAATCCTGCTATTGTTGCAAGTTATACGGAAATAACGAACGTACACACCAGAAGCATTCTTTGCGTATAATTGCAAATTATCGCCAGAGGTAACAGCTATGTCCTCGGAATAGCTAACGTATTCATTGCTGGAGGTGTTTCTTTCTGTTCCAACAGCAATGCCGTTTTTGTAGATTCTGCCGTAACTGTTGCCATAATAGCTGCCTTTAAGCTCAAAATACACTGATACTGTCCCTGTTACGAGAACATCTATGTCCTTTAATTTCGTATAAGAAGTAGAGCTAGTATCTCTTGCTGTGTCGGCACTCGCTATGCCAATATTACTTCCGGCGGTGGTAACTAAAGCCAATTGTTGAGATATATCTACCCATGTAGCTTTCGTCCCTGCTGAATTCATTCTCAGAAAAAGACTTGCAGCACTGGCTCCTCCAGCAATTCTTGATAACACGCCCAGTGCTCCACCACCAATCATGTCACCAGCTTGCAGCATTGGATTTTCCATAAATTTTGTATCAATATAATCACAAATTGATTTTTGGCTAACAGGTCTTATTTCAGACCACGGAGTTGCCATAGAACTATCTTTTAATAAAATAACCAATCCAGAGGTTGAATCTGTTGCATATCGATTATCTAGTACATATTTTACATTAGCTGCTGTCATGGCTCTGGTGGTATCAGCACCAGTAAGTGCTTCTGTATTGGTATCCAATTCAACAACACCGGCAGTGGCTTGCGTTGCATTATCTACTCCACCCGACACTAGCAAAAATAAAGAAATCCATGCATCATTAGCAGCATTTCTGAGCTTTAAATATCCAGAAGTTAAATCAGCCCATAATTGATATGCGTACATAACAGTAGGCTCTGATACGCCAGAATTATTAGAAGCAAGAGCTTGGAAAGCTGCATTTACTGCTGCCCTGAAAGATGCTCCACTGTTCGCATCTGCTGTAGTTATTTCAAAATCATGTTGTGACATATTAATACCCTTTCGCTACCCAATCGTATGTTTTAGTTATTCCTTCACCAAGAGAATTTTTAAAAATAATATCAAATCCAGAAATGGTTTTATCTGTTACCTCAAAGCAATCTCCTGTCAACATTCCTTGTGCTGTTATTCCCAATCTTGGCATTGATAAAAAGGGAAGATCAAAAGCAATATGATCTCCTTCAGTTGCAGAAGCTGCATCTACTGCTGCTTCTTCTCTATCTGGCAAATCAACAATAAAAGATGCCTCTCTTAAAACAATATAACTCGTCAGATTTAAAGACTCACATACAAGCCTACATTTAAAAGCCTTTGCAGAATAATCTCCGGAAAGAAAATTCTGATATGATGCCCAAGTGCTGCCATCTTGAGACAATGCAATTTGAGGAGTTATTTGTGCTCCTGTATTATCCATCCCATCAATATTCTCCACAGCATCTAAATCAACAATACAATCCCACAGAGAAGTTTTATCTTCTACAGAAAAAGCTAATTCTACAGAACATCGACAAACCTGAATTGTTGCTAAAGTTGAAGCTGGAGTTTCATAAGAACCTTTTCCTACGACATAATCTCCAAGCATATCAAAACTGAGTAAAGAATCAAAATCTGCTATCTCATCAAAATCTGTTTGAGAAGCCATTATCAAATTCACACCAGATAATACCATACTTGCCAATGTTCCCGCCCATAATGGTTCTTGTTCTTGAGTAATCTGATTATTCCAATTTAAAATGCCAGGAATACTAGTTATAACAGAAATAGCATTTACACTCTCATTTTTAGTTGTATCAATAGCCTTTAAAAAATATACTCCATTTCTAGCAGACGGAATTGTAACGGTATTAGTCCTTGACTGGCCTACTTCAACTGAATTGCTCCAGGAACCAGCCGCTATATCACTGCTCCATTTCACTCTGTAAAAATCTAAATCAGGATCAGATACGGGCGTCCAGGTCAATATTAATCCTCCCAAAGAAGCTTGTGCCCATACTTCTACTATGTCTTCTGGAGGTAAAGTCTTTCCGTATATGTATAAAGAATAAGTTGGACATTTATCAAAAGATTGTTTCTGGCCTAAAACATTTATACTCCTGAAATATACAACATGAACAAATCCTTCCAAAGCATCTTCAATTATGAATTTAACATCCGAAGTCTGCCCTTTGTAATAGAAAACACCTTTTATCAATTCCCAAATCTCTATACGAGACCACCAAGAAGAATTCATTATAGGTTTAACAAAAGTTACTTCTATGTTAGAAGCAACAGTTCCATCTGGCTTTTTAAGAAAAATTTCAGAGGCAGCTACTGAAAACACAGAAGGGATGGTATTAGGAAAACTATACTTTTGATCTGGAACAACTGGAACTGAATAATCAGAACTATAGATAAGAGGATTGTATTCAATAGCTCCTATGCTAGCAATCAGATCACTTGTTTTTGAAATACTTATAATCCTGAATAATTTTGTTTCATATCCAGACTGCCCAACTGCATACGGGCAATATTGCGCTGGCAAAGTCGCCCAAGTTGATGTTAAATCCAAAGTTGACCACGTCCCTGAAAGATTGCTCACTGTTTTAGAAACTAATGTGTCGTCATTAAATCTTACCATAATCACATAAATTATTCCTGCTTCTAAAATTACAGGCTTGTCTAAAATAACTTGCCCATCTGGATTATTCGCAGCACTAACAATTCTCCCATCTCCTATTCCCCACTGAGGAACACTATGAGAAAAATTAATTACGTCACCTACTGTAGCCACAATAGCATCTATGTCTGCATCAAACTTTATTATTCTTTTCAGGTGTTGGTTGCATAAAAGTTGAAACTGAGCTGCTCGCCAAACTCTAGTTGCCTTGGTCGTCCCCATTAACTGCAAACTAATCTTATTCCCAGGATGATTAATTGCATTATTAATAATAGTAAAAGTATCTCTTTCATAATCTTTTTCTTCATTAAGAAAATTAGCTTCTATTTCTCCTGCTCTATCTTTCAAAGAAAGAAAACTTTCTTCAAAAGAATCTTCAATTATATTCCCAGATGAGAATAGTTGTGCAGCCTCGGAAGCTTTTTCGATAATCACAAATATTTTATATCCTGATCGAACAACAGCAGCTCTTGACATCTGCCCAACTTTAATCGTAGCATCCCACATAGACATCTGGGCATCAAATATTCCATTAAACTCAAATCTTTTTTCTGTACCACTAAGATTGTCTGGAACCATTTCATCACAGAAATCTGCCCATATTTTAAAAGAGTCTTCATCAATTCTACTCGGAGCAATTCCATCAAAGCGAATTACACCATTATAAGTTGTCCCATCAGTACACTTCCAAGTAACTTCATTATCAACCACTCCATCATCAATTACTACAGGCCATATCGGTTCTGTCGTTGCCGATGTTCCACCGGTGGTAATTTGATATAATTTACTTTCTTCTCCTAGCTCCCCAATATCTCCCAACCCTGTTGCTATTTTTAAATCGCGGACATGGCTAACTCTATCATCAGTACCAAACCCATATTGGTATAGATTAAGTTCCCCATCAGGATTACTTGGCTGATAATTGCAATCATATATTCCTTGAGATATTTTATTTAAGAATACTTCAACCTTAGCTAATTCATCTCCTGAAGACCTATCAATCTGAAAACACAATTCCTGCTCTTCTGCAGAAGCATTACATTTTATAATATCAGTTCCAACTTCTGTATAATCCGTCCCAGCTTTGCAAATATAAAGGCCATCAGATGCAATTCTTGCTAGAAAAGTCCAAGTTGAAGCTGAATACATAATCCACAGATCATCATTGTCAGCTTTAAGGCCAATGGCATCTAGATATAGTTTTGCTTTTATAGTGTGCTTTGTTGGAGGAGAATCAATAATTCTGTATTGGTGGCAATAAGCATTGCTGGCGGCGCTACCTGCATTTGTATCTAGTCGAAATTGGCCAGCAGGATCAATCTCGCTTTCAGCCATCCGATAGTCTCCATTAGACCAGCTTGCTAAAGAAGAGCAATCCTCATTCAATAAATCCGGAACTAACTTTCCTGTTGGTCTTGCAATATCTCCAATCACATAATTTTTATTTGGTTGCCAGGAGTCATAAAATACTGGCTGTGTTAAAACATCATAAGCCACCCAAGCAGGATTATTGCTATCTCTGATAATCCAATTTTCTCCATTATAAACTCTGACAAAAGAACCGCTGGCTAGACAAGAAAATCTTAAAGAGCCTGACAATTGATCTGAAGCCAAAGCTTTGATTCCTACCAAAACATGCCGAGGATAAGTAAAATCAGCATAAGAAACTTCTCTCACTGCGGTCAGATACATACCATCTGAGTATGTTATATCAGTTTGGTCTACTGATCTTTTAATAATTTTTATTTCATAAATCCCATGAGGAAGATTAGATCCAATAACAAAAGTTCTTTTGACAGCTGCTGTTTGTGCGCCGGCAATAGATATATATTCCTGGTACGTATTGGCTATTCTCTCATTAGATATCAGCTTTTTCCATGTCCCTGGAGTTCCCTCATAACTATCTGCCTCTCCTTCATAATGAACAGAAGAAGATGAATGTCTTAATAATTCGAACCAAATTTTCTCTCCAGCAGAATCATTTACCCATATCCCTAGACTCCACTCAAGAGAATCTTCTGACCCAACAGGAGCATATTTATAAGTCAAAGCTTGAATTGATGCACAAAGCCAATCTTCATCTCCTTGCTCCCGATAATACACGCTGACATCTACTGTATAAGGATCAAGGCCTCCAGTTGTTGGATTTTGATGATAAAGACCTCTGTTAAAAGTTATATCTGCTTCAAGCTCATCAAAGGAAGAACCAATAGTTGTATATGTGTAACCACCACTATCATAAGTAATCTTAACTGCAGATAAATATTCCAATTTGTTATCATCAAAATTTGAAATCAAGGTTTGCTTTAACAAACCATTTCTTACTCGTATCCTTACTCCATTAAAATTTTCATAAGGCTGGTCATTAATAAAAAATTTTCTTAAAATTTTTATTTCGTCCATTGCCAAAGATAAAAGAACATTCAAATAATTTTTATTATTAATAGACTCTGTATAAGTTGAAATAATATTGCCGTATGTTTTAATCTTGCCATATATTTTTGGAATAACTTTCCCTTGAGCTTGAGTTGTCTCAGGACTGAAAGAATATGTTTGAGATATTTCTGCCGATTCTTGAGAAGCTGATAGTAGCTCTGGCATCTTAGTCGAAAACAATAATCCTGCAACTCCGCCAGCAAACATTGCTCCTCCCATTACTGCTATACTAGTTCCCAGCCCTGCCCATGTCAATGATCCCAGCCCAATCAATGCCTGTCCGCCATATGCATAAAGAACCACTCCAACAACGATTAATACTGCTCCAAGAACAGCTCTAACTACATCTCCTTGCACTTCCGGTTTTATAACCAATTCGTTTCCAGAAGAAAGATATGTTGTTGGCCAATTATTTTTTGAAATAGCTTTCCCGTTGATAGCAAGAATACAATCAGAATCAGCTGTAAAGCCTTCTCTATCTCTAATAGCCAATAGATTTTCTCCAGCATAAGACATTAAAGCCTTTTCTTGCTTGAAAGGATTAAAAGGATCTTTGATCCTTATAACTGTTATGTCTTTTTCTTTTTGCATCTATAATATCCAGCAATTTTATTTTTCCAATATAAATGATTTAATTTTTCTACTACAACCATCTCTCCTTTTATGATGTGAATAAATTTCCCTTCTGGCAGAACAACTCCAATATGAGTTACATAAGGAGGATGAACAGAAAAAACTACAAGACAATAAGGCTCTGGCTTATTAATTCGGACAACTTCTCCTACATTATTTTTAACCAGTTCGTCCAAATCTTCTTCTTCTCTTGATTCTTGTTCTATATCAGGTAATTCATTGCCAATTCTTCCTTGCAAAAGTTTTACAAGATTATAGCAATTTATCCCTTGCAAAGAATTGCCATTATATGCCCAAGGTACGTTTAATAAATCTTCATATTTAAGTTTAAGCAATTCTAAGTCCTCCACCAGTCATGCCAGGATATCCTCCAAAATTAATTGTATTCCCTCTGGCTATGCAATCTTCTAAAGTTCCGTTGCAAGGAGGATTATCCGGCCCAGCATATTTACATTCTGCACCTTTAAAATGACTACGCCAGTTGCAGGAAGAACCAATATATCGATATAAAGGAAATCTTTTTATCAAAGGATTTGGAGCGCCTAAAGAAAAATTTATCCATTCAGAATTAATAAAGCATTCCACGATATCAAAATTTAGAGTTAGCTCTGCATAATTCTCCTCCAGATGAGCTGCATTCACAACAATAAGAGTTGCTGTTTGCCCAACCAAACCATCATAAATCTCCATGTATCCCTGAAGGACTCTATTTATATTTGTAACTCTCAAAGTAATTGATGGTATTTCTCCGCTGGAGTATTCTTTCACTGAATCAAGCTCAAAAGGAAATTTAGAATATGTCTCTCCATCAAAAATTACGTCTTCTGTGTTTCTAACCAATCTTAGCGTTGCTATGGCTGCGCTTGGAATTGTGATTTCTAGAAGCAACAGCCATGGATCTGCTGAAGACATTTTATTTTTTTGAGAAATCAAATTAGCTGGTAAAATTTTCATTTATACCTCCTCTAGAATAAAAGAAACTTTCCAACGAGTAGCGGCAGAATCTGCTGGAGTATATTTGACTCTTTCAAAATAACGAACAGAAATAGTAGCCGGGGTGGCCATAAAAACATTAAACCAATCAAAAATCTCTGCTCCTACATTCTGCCCTATTTCATGAGCTCTTATTAAATCTTTATCAGCCGTTGGTAATGCAGCATATTCAATATTAAATTTATCCGGTGTTCTGGTAAATTTAGACCTTGAAATAACATATCCTGCTTCAACATTTGATCTTAATGTTGGATCGAAGGCCAACCCTTCTTCATAAGGGAACACCAATGGTTTTCTTGTTATTGTAGGAAAATCTGCCATTTTATCACCCTATAATTCCCGATTGCCTTAATGCTCCACGACTTTGATAATCTTCTAAAATTATTCCTATAACCATTTTTTTAATGTCAGACTTCATATCTCCTTTCTTTGCAACTATTGGTTGAGAAGATTTGTTTTCCAATTTAATTTCAATATTTACTATAGGAGGCTCAGCCATTTTATTTTGATTTACCATCAAGCCTAAAGCTTTTGTTTGCCCTTCTGTAAATATACTTTCATTATCTTTAGCTATAATTGCCCTTTCTCCCGCGCCAAGTCCCGCGTGTGCTCTTGGCGCATTAGCAAATACATGTTCTGGTACTAGCCTTGTAGGAGCAGCGTCTTTACCAACAACTCCTCCTCCATGAAAAACAATTGGTATTTTATTAATTTCTGCTCCAACACCACCCACTCCTCCTACTATTGATGCAACACTACCAATTATGCTTCCCAGCAATTCTCCACCAGAACCGTCTCCTCCAATTGCTGCTACTAGCAAAGCTCTCATCTGGATACGAACTAAACCAGAAAGTATTGAATCTACTAAAGATTTAAAATCAAGTTTACCTGTTTCAACAAAATCAGTTAAAGCATCAGCTGTATTATTAATAGCATCCTGAGTCATTTCAAACGCAGCTCTCCCTGTTGTAGATTGCGTACGCACCCAATCCTCCCAACCAGCTTTTATTCCCGAAATCATATTGTCGCCACTTTGAGCAACTTGGATATCTAACTTTTCCATTTCTTCTGTTGTCCACACCTTGATAGCAACTGCACCAATACCCAACTCTTCATATGCACTTGCTTGGTTTTCAATTAACAATTTTTCTGCCTTGTAATACGCAACAGAATAACCTCTCATATCCTCATACATATTTCGTTCAGCATCAATTCGACCAAGCATCGCTTTTTCATTTTCTTCTACTGTTAATTTTTCAATTTCTTTAGCTTGTGCGCTAGTTATAAGTTCTACTGCTCCTGGGATAGATTTAAATTGCTCAACAAGTTCTTTTGTTTGAGTATTAACATCAAAAATTTTCTGTTCCAATTCGCTCATCGAACTTTTTGCAATATCTCCTTCAAGAATCTGTTTTACTTTTACCCATTCTTTTCCAAGCTTCTCCGCTTCTTCTGATATTTTTGCAGTAGCTTCACTGGCAGCTTCACTGGCAACTTCACTGGCGGCGGTGAAGGCAGCAGCAGAGGCAGCAGCAACAGCTTTGATAGAACTCTCATCATAGAATGGAATATCAGATATATCCCATTTCTGAGAAAGAACATCTAACAATTCAAGCTGTGTCCCAGCTGTTTTTTCGTCCACAATATCTTTAACTGTTTGTGCAGCTCTAGCTAAAGTAGCTCCCCATGCGTCTAAAAATTTTCTTGGAGTTGTAAACATATTGCCAGCAGCGGAGCCAGACAATAAAGTATTTATAAGACCTTTGCTCAGTATCTCGCCCGGAATACTATTGACAAAATGATAAATAGCTTTAACTGCTGCTGTTACACTAGTAACCCCTTCCTCAACATCATCGAAAAAATCCGTAATTTCACTTTCATTTTCTTTTACCCAATCTGAAAATAAATTTAATTGTGTTACTACGCGGGGCATAATTATATTGCCAAATCTCCGCATTACCTCTTCCATGGTATTGCTAAAAATGATGCCCGAAGCTTCAGCTGTTTTTGCCCACTCCTCAAATGCCTTTTTAGAAGCTCCAGTCTTATTTTTCATCACCTCAAGACTGGTATTGTAAGCAGTAAAATTGTTCTGCATCAATGGTCCTAACCCAACCAATGCTTCAGAAGATATTATAAATTTACCCAAACCAAGACCACTTTCCTTTGCTTTTTTTCGGATTAGTTCCAAAGCTCCAGCAAAACCAAGAGACTGAATCATTGCTTTCCCACTTGCATATCCTTCTTCTTTCAAAAGCTTTATCATCTCTCCTTGTGGTTTGAAAAGCCCAACCATAATTGCTTTATACTGAGTTGCAGCAATAGAAGTTGATCCAGCGGTTTGTGTCATTAATGACAAAGCCGCCGCCATTTCATTTGCAGAAACTCCGGCCAATTTTGAAATGGCTGAGACTCCACCAATGATTGGAACTAATTGCCCAAAGTCAGTCTGGCCTTGTTTTTCTGTCATAAACAGAAGATCACTAGCCTCAGTAACAGATTTTACCTCTCCCCCAAATCCAGCTAAAATTTTTGATAGCCCTTTAACAACCTCTGCCTGCTCAACGTGTGCGGCTTTAGATGCTCTTGATGCTACAGTTAAAAATTCAAGTGCTTTGGCTGGCTCTGCAATCCCAGCAGAGATAGTTTGATAATATCCTTTCATCAGCTCAGTTTGGCTACCAAGTTCAGGACCAAGAGTTTTTATGTCAGCGCTGATATCTTTTAATGTGCGACCTGTGACTTTGCCCATATCTACCAAGGCAGTCTCGTACTCTTTGCTGATACTATACATTTTTTTACCAAGAGAAATAGCAGCATAAATAGTAAATGCGGCAGCTATTTGGGTTCCCATACGAGAAAATGTAGATCCCATACGAGAAAATGTAGACATCTCCTTAGTAGCTACTTTTGTTTGAGTGCCCAATCTATTAAATTCGGCACGTAGCTTTGCAGTATTTGCTCTGGCTTCATCTGTCGAAACTTTAATTCTTATACCAGCCATTATATTTTCCTCAGCCCTGCTTTATCTTTTTTTTTGCTTCATCTCTCTCCAAAAACTGCTTTATCAACAAATCATCAATCAAAAGAATCTTTTCAAAATCTAAATCTGTGGCCTCATAAAAATCACATATTTCAAAAACAGCTCTCGTTGGCAATTTACAAACTCCTGAAAAAGAAATAGGTCTATCTCTACTGTTAAGCAGAAGCCACAATTCCCAAGCCAGAAGATTTTCTGATTCCCATACAGGTTTGCTGCATTCTTCTGGATTCCCACACGGCGGCTCTTCATTGTTTCTTTTGTAGACTGCACGGCAAGCATCACAATCCGCCGTGTTTGGATTCCCAAACCAAGCCACACAGTCTAAGAGTTTTTTATTTCAATCTTTTTTTCCTCCTCAAAAGATATTTCAATTTCTTCAATTGCTACCACCAATTTGTCTTTGACTTTAGAATTATAAAGATAAAGCAATTCTTTATTTATTTCATTACAAGCCAAAGGAGCTCCCTTTTCTGTTTCTACTTCTCTCCAATCAGCAATATTTTTTCTCCACTTGGTAATTGTATAATCATAAGCTGTCCCAAATGGCTGACTTTGGAATCTCCCTTTTGGATTTTTTATATCCAATAAAACTGCAATCTCTTTTGCTGACAAGGGATTAATAAGAAATTCGGCAGAAGATCCATCTTCGTCTTCAATGGCAACCCAAATCTCTTTTTTCTCTATCTTTAATTTCATAACCCAGATTCTCCTTTTGCTTTATTATTTTTTAATCCTTTTCTTATTCGCTTTTAACCTTTTGTCTTTTGGTGTTCCTTTGCTCGGTTTAGCTCCCATAATTTCCTCCTTCCCCAGATTTTTATTCTTTATGGAAGGAGGAGTCTGGGAGCTCCTCCTTGTCGGCACCAGGCCTATCCATAATTCATATTAACAAAGAACAATTTCACAACTATCTTCACCCACGGTTCCCAGAGCTTTCATCGGTAATGATAGTTCAACAGCTGGAGCTGCAAATTCAATTGCTGGTACCTCCAGCACTACTTTTGGAAAATAAAGTTCCAATATTGATCCAGCAGTGTCTCCAAAAGTAAAGCGCATGGTATTTGTATCTCCAGCCAACCCATCAGCAAAATATTTAGCGGCTGCCTTTCTGAAATAAACCTTCATGGAAGAAGAAATATCTCTGACCTCTTCCATGAAATCAGAAGGAACTCCTAACCCAACTTCATCTATCAAATATGTTTTTGGAGATTTAATAGAAATGGATCCACTTTTAATCACTCCTGTTACTCCAGATATTTCCAAAACAGTATCCCTTGATTCAATAGGATCTCCAATCACATCTACAACTGCTGGTAAAAATCCTTTTATCACATCTCCTGTCGTCCAAATTGCTCCTGTTGCATGAGCCAAGTGCAAAATATTACCTGTCCTGTCAACCGAAGTGATCGTTGCATTGGTTGATGCTTTTGTTTCGTTATACACATGCGCACCAGCAGAAAATAAGCTTGCGTCTGTTACGTGAATATGGGTATTGGTCGCTGCATTAGAAGAACTAAGAGCAGTCGTGCCAGCAAAAACCATTTCCATTCCCTGACCACTAAAAGTGATCATTACTGCTCCTTCATTTGTGACTTCTATAATTGCTTCATCAACACTCGCTCCTTTTAATCCTTGGATAAAATGATCTGTCTCTATCCATAATGACATAGAAGGAGATTTCACAGTTTGTTTATAAAAAACTGAAGATAAAGTAACTGTTGCTGTTGATGAGTGCGATGCTGCTGATGAGGAAGCATATCCTCTTTCACAATTCAATAAAGTCGCTGTAGTGGCATCTCTCGAAGCACGGGTAATACTTGTATATTTTATTGATTCTGTCCCAACTGTCACTACTCCAATTTCTGGCAAAGTTCCTCCGGCAATAGTTTTTATAACAATCGTTCCAACTGTTGCTCCAGGATCAGTATCTATAGATGCTGCCGTAGATGCATTCAAAGACCCTTGCAAAGACCTGAACAAAGAATGTCCTTGTGGCGATTCACCGACAGTTCCTGTTGGTCTAATATACATTGGGATTGACCAAAGCGCCGCAGGTAAAGTACTTTGAAATCTATCAAGAACATCCAAAGTATTTTGCTTTTCCAATGAATCATTAAAAGCTGGATTCTGGTTAATAATTGCGTCTCCAGCTGCCCTGATAAAATCATTTGTTGCGTTTGGAAATTGTAATGTTCCAAAAGTATCTTCTGTTAGGCAGAAAACCTTTTGCTTACGTGAAATTCCTATCTGAGAATTTTCTGACATTTTTAATTACCTCCCTAAATATTTATCTTTTTAATTTACTGTTCCCCAATCCAACAATCAAAATCTATTGAAGTCATAACATGATAAAATCCATTATCATCAATACCGAGATGGTCAGTAGTAGGTTCATTGAAAATTATTCCATTAACATCTTTCCGCCTAAAAATATTTTCTAAAATTGCAGCATATTCCAATGCTCTTCTTGTTCCTTTACCGGCAATATCAAAGATAGAGATCATCAGAATGCCTTGTCGTAAACCTACACCAGATTCTCCTATTTCTCCTACAGTAGTTTCTCCCATTTTTATAATCGGTCTAATCCAAGGAGAAGTAGTTGGCGCGGTAAATGGCTGGTTAGGAAAACAAATAGCTGGAGGAGTTGGAGTAGCCAATGTAGCCCAATTTGATGAAAGAGTAGCAAATGTTGCTTGCCTAATTTCTTCGGGTGTCATTTTGCTTCTCCTCCTTAACGATTCCCAAATTCTTTAAACTTGGAAAGCTCCTGCTTTATAAAAGTAGAAATTTCTTTCAACGCAATTCTATAAACTCCTTCTGGAGCCTTTACGACGCTCTGGCGATCTTTGCCCTTAACCATTCGCGGTTTATTATTTGGATTGCTATAGCCGTCCTCAATTTTGGCTGCATAAGGGAGATTATTAAACATCCATATTGCCTTATCTTTAACTGTCCAAGCAAAACTTCGCACTTTAGTCATAGCAATAGAAGAAGGGATTTTTTCTCCTTTGACTCCTTTTGCAATTTCTTCTTCACCAGAAGGTTTTGTAACTGAAATACCATGGCTTGCCCTATAAGCTCCAGTATCAACTGGAGAGCGCTTAACAATACCCCTAAAAGCACGGAATGCTGTCACACGCATTACTTTTGATAAATCAGCATCAATAGCAGTAGACAGTTTCCTCAATTGAAGAGAAAATTCTCCAGCTGTATTTGCAATTTCTCTTTCAAGATCTGCTGCTTTCATTTATGCCCTTCTTTTTTTACTTTTACTAGGAGCTTCGTCTATCAGAGCTTCTTTTTGTAACGGCTTATCTTTTGCTTCTACCACGACAACAAACCTTTTCTCTAGAGCTACAATTTGCCGATCTCTCTCTCTGATAATTTCTTGCATCCTGCCTATCTCATGCAATAAAAATTCTTTTCTCTGTCTTATATGTGCCATTATTATTTTCCTCCATTCATTTACTTTGCATCAATCAAATATACTAAAGCAGTTCCTCCTGGTTTAATTGGAACTATCTTTGCTGGCATCCACTCCTCAGAATTATAAACAATTTTAAAATCGATTTTATCCAAACTAGCCGGAGCACCGGTTACAGAAACAAGCCATCTCACACTATCAGATTTGCTGAATAATCCGCTTTCACTTTGCATCGTTGGATTAACCATCACCCCAAAAGCAGAATATGTAGCAAGAGTCGAATCATAAGTATCTAAAATTGGATCGTATGTAGCTGGAGTCCCAACTACAATTTCAATATCCACTCCATACTTTTTAATAATGTCCCCAGCCTTTGCCTGTAGTTTTTTATAATCCATCTCTCCTACGTCCTCAAAACTTTTGCCTGTCCTGTAGAAATTAAAAGCCCTTTCAAAAAAGCCATTATTACAGGATACACTGTTTCTGTTTCTCTACCCTGAAAATATGAAATTTCAATTATATCGATTTTTTCCTTTGCAACTCCTATTTCTTTTGATCCCTGCAATATCCCAGCTTCAATAGATTCTTCGTAAGCAGCTCTGCACGATGCTTTTTTAAC